TCATCAAACCTTTTGAATCCTCGCTCTGCTTTTGTCATACCAACAAATGCACATATAGGATATTCACCCAGTTCAATCAATCTCTTGATTGATTTCTGCATATGAAAGTAAATCCTAGTATGCTTCGTATCTACTGGATTTCTATAGAAAGGATCTTCGACGTGAATAGCATCCATTAGACCATTCATAATGTAGTTAGAGCTAACTCTTCAACCTTAACAAAGGCACTCTAGCAAGAACAGAGCACCTTGTCAAGCCCCCTATTAGTGCAGATCTACAAATGATCCACTTGCCTTCACTTGCAATTTATTTGTAGTTATGTTATAAATGACTGAACCATCTGGAATACCACCAGCAGTATTCATTGTATTTCTGTTAGTAGTTGTCATTTGTGGGAAAGCAATTGCTTCAAAATCAGAACTGTTTGCTGCTACAGTAACAATACCAACATAACTATCTTCACTGTTTGCTGTAGCAAGTCCAACTTTTAATCTGTTTTCTGGTTTAGAGAAGAACAATCCACCAATAACTTGTGTTCCACTACCAGATGGTAATGTTGGATCAGACATAGTTGCATTACTAGTGGTATTGATCATAGTTGTAATCGTTTGCTGTGATAATGAAGGAACAATCATAGGACTGTTACATGCTCCAAGATCAAATGCACTACGTGGAACGTATGTGTTGATTCCAACCTTATATTCATGTTGCCATGAATATTCTGCTTCTGGTCTCCCTTTCTTAAGAGTTGGAACTGAAGGATCATTAATACTATGCACAAAAATGCATGATCCACCATCATCTCCAACAACTGACATATTACCCGTATGAGATAATTCGCCATATGATACTGGGCTGAGATTGCCTATGGTAGCCAGATTTCTTTCATCAGAAGGTAAGACGTTTGTACCAATACCTAATACTCCAGCATTACCATCATGAGCAACTATTACAGTATTACTTATACTTGCGGAACCCAATATAGTTAAGGTATCGCCTGCTGCATCTGTAAGAGTATCTTGTGCATCTGTGCCGATTGTTCCGCCAACTAATAAGGTTGCAATACCGACAGTAATCTTTAAATCATCAGAATTAATAATTGATGAATTTAAAGTTGCAAATGTACTGACTCCAGTTGAATTAATATTGCCATCAATATTTGAATTAAATGGGACATTTGAACTTCCCAAAGTAACTTGATTTGCACCAGAACCAATAGTCAATATTCCAGTAATCACAGCATCATTAGAAACCAAAAGATCTCCAACAACATCCAATTCTTTTGTTGGTGCTGGGTTATTAATACCAACTAATTCATCATGAGTTATGTGTAATATTTCATTGCCACTAATTAAAACTTTAAAATTACTTGAAGTATTAATTCCACTTCCAGTTGCGAGATCAATTGAAATATCTCCACCAGAATCCTTATTTGATATGTTAAAATTAGTTCCATCATAATTGATAGTTGAACTATCATCAGTATTTCCAATGTCACTTGCGAAAACAATTTTACTATTTCCAGTTTCTGAAATTAATTCTAGATCAGCATCATTATACTTTACAACCTGAATAGCAGATGATGGTGCTGATGTTCCAATACCAATACTTTGATCAGATGAAATGATGGTAAATGAAGTGCTTCCTGATCCAACAAATACGTTGTTAGTGATATCAACTGTGGATAAAGATAATCCAGCGCCAATAATAACTCTATCTTCTGCAGAATTTAAAACTAGTTCACCAGATCTAGTATCAATTGTATTTGCAACTGATCCAATTCTTATTTCATCAATAAATGCCTGAGAAAATGCATTATTACTATCTCCAATAGGATGAGTTTTATCAGTATTTGGTAAGACCGAGTCACTGAATGTTACAACACCAACTGGAAAAAAGTTTGTAATTATAACACTACCATATGGTGCTGTTAATTCTAAATTCCCAGATTCTGCTCTAATTTCTTGGTCTGATCCAACACCAACTCTAATATTATCAACATAAAGTTCAGAATATCTAAGAGATGAAGAACCAAGAGGCACTGTTTGATCTACAGTTGGTGATAATGAAGTAATTGCATTTATATTGGTAACATTTAATGATGTTAGTGTAGTAACACCCGTAACATTTAAATCATCCTGAACAATAACTGTTCCTTGAGTAGAATCAATTAATAAAGAACCTTCTCTAGTTGATATTTTATTAGAAGCAGCAGCACCCACTGTTACTTCATTTAAGAATGCTTCTGCAAATGCAGTTCCAACTGAACCGATACCACTAGATTTATCTGAACTTGGAGTAAATTCTGTATTAGTAGTAATAGTATCAATATTTAATGCTGTTAGTGTTGTAACACCTGTAACATTTAGATCATCTTGTATGATAACTGTTCCTTGAGTAGAATCTAAGATTAGAGATTCACTTCTAGTAGAAACTGTATTTGATGAAGCAGAACCAACTGTTATTTCTCCAATAAATCCCTGTGAGAAAGCATTATTATTTGCTCCAAGAGCAGCATTTTTATCAGCATCAGGTGCTATAGATGTATCAACAACTATAGAAGAAGATGTTACGTCGCCTGTAACTGTAACATTACTACCAATATTTGCTGTTCCAGATACTATCAAGTTATCATCAATGGTGGTTGTTCCACCAGCAGAATCAATGATTAAATTGCCGGAAGTAGTATCAATTTCATTATTATCGGTAATTCCAATTTGAATATTATCAATAGTTGCACCAGCACTTGCATCAATTGCTCCTGCAAAAGTTGATACTCCACTAGTTGTTAATTTCTGTACTACAATTTCAGTTGCAGTGATGTCTGTAATTGTAGAGATACCAATTGTTGCATCTGATGCAGATACACTAGTTAGTGTCGATACACCAAGAATAGATGAATGTCGAGAAACTTGAAAATCACCAACTACTGTTGCACCAACTCCAGTAGTTTCAAATCTCTTAGTATTATCGTAATATAGTGCAGCAGATCCATCAATGTTAAAATCTGCCATAGATTCCGAAGAACCATTTTTAATAAACACTCCACCATCAGATGATGAAATATTTAAATTGCCAGTTCCAGTATCGCTAATATATGAATTGCTTCCATCATGATATATTTGTAAATCTTCATCGGTTCCGATATATATCTTCTTATCATCAATTAAATATACACTTCCGGCAAGTCCAACATTACCAATAAAAGTAGAGACTCCAAGTGTAGTCACACCAATAACATTTAAGTTATTAGATACTGTTGTATCGGTTGCCGATAATGTGGTAATAGTTCCTGTGGTGGAATTAATGGTGGCAATAGTGCCAACACCACTAATAACGAGATTTGTTGCCCCAATCTCATCTAATCCAGAAAAAGATGATGGAAGTCTTTCACTATCTAAATTTCCTGATGTAATATTATCTGCTGTAATTCCAGTAATACCTAAACCAGAACCAATAAATGATGATGCAGTTATAATACCAGTCGTTCTAATATTTCCTCGTGTGGAATCAATTCCAACACCAAAATGAAGAGGATTATCTGGATTTCCACCAACTTGGAAAGTTTGTATTGGATTTGTGGTCCCCACACCAACCGGACCAACATTGTAGATACTGGTATATCCAAGACCAGGATCCACATCAACCCATTGTGATGTTGGAAGATTTTCTAGGAATGTAGCATCTCCTATAAAAGTAGTTGCACTTATAATACCATTTTGTGCGGATATTGTAATCCCAGTTCCAATATGAATTTCATCTGCAAAAGTTGATATACCAGAAACAAATAAATTGCTGGTAGTTACAATTCCAGTAACATCAATCTTTCCACGAACATCTAGATCTGCTCGTGGAATTGTTGTGCCAATACCAACCAGATTGCCCCTGACGATCAGATCATCAACATCAACCTGAACACCATTCCTAAAGTTAAATGACTTATTATAATTGGGCATTTCCCTTCTTTTTAGTTATTTATCTCATAATTTATTTTCTAGATCTTTAACTTTCAGATTCAGTTCCTTAATTGCTTCAATGAGAAGTGGAATAAGTCTTTCATAACGAACTGCTTTATATCCATCATCCCTAGTAGTAACAATACCAGGTAATCCAAGTGCCTCAACTTCTTGTGCAATAACACCAGTATCAGCGCCATCATGTGAAGATGCTTCATTCCAATCATAGGTGTTTCCACTGATACCCATAATCTTATTGAGAGGATTATCAATAACTTTAATGTTATTCTTTAATCTTTCATCAGATGAATGGAATGCAATGATATCACCACTAACTCTCAATTCGCCAGTAATGTAAGCACCCGCACTAATCGTTTGGATTCTTATACTATTGTTGTGGAATAGTTCTACTCCACCATCTTTGAAGCAGTTGATATATTTTTCATTGCCAGTGAAAGAACTAAGTGTAAGGAAATTTTGTGCCCTTAAGAACAATCCACCAGTTCCCGAATCATCAATATATGAATTGGAACCATCATGGAAGAGGCGTAAATCATTACTATTACCAAACGTTGCTTGTTCGTTATCATTTAAATGTAATCCATTTGCAGTGATAGTGTCATTAACATTTAAAGCATTTTGAATAGTAACAGCATCTAATGTTGTATTACCGTCAACATCAAAATTGCCATCAACGGTCATATTACCATTAACACCAACACCACCATCAACTTGTAGAGCACCAGTATTTGGATTTCCAATAGTGTTGCTAGTTGTATCAGTTATGCGTGTAACACCACCAATAGTAGTATTGCCGTTATCGGTATCAACAATAAACTGAGTTACATTACTGCCATTTCTAATTGTAAAGTTCTCATTAGAACCTTGAACAAACAAACTGTCATTGATAATAGTTTGACCACCAACGGTAAAAGTACCCGCAACTGTTCCACTTCCATCAACAGTCAGAGTATCAATCTTAGCAGTTCCATCAATGTAAAGATTTCTCCATTCTAAAGTAGATGCACCTAAATCTCTTGCACTATCAGTAGAAGGAACTAGGTGACTATCAAACCTACCTGTAGCAGTAATAGTATCACCAGTTGCATTGCCAAGATTTACACTACCATTCAGATTAGTAGTGCCAGCAACAGTTAATGTTCCTGAAATATCAACATTATCATTGATGTCTATTGTTCCACCAGCAGAATTAAGAATCAGATTTCCAGTTGCAGTATCAATTCTATTATCATTATTTCCATTAGCAATTCTAATTTCACCGATGTGTGCTTCGGAGAATGGTCGTGCTGCTGTTCCAACATAGGCACCCTCATCAGCATCTGGGATGATGCCAACATTAACAGTGATAACATCACCGAATGAAGTAGTTCCATTTACATTGAATGTGCCAGTAACTATAAGATTGTCATCAATTGTAGTTGTTCCACCAGCAGAATCAATGATTAAATTACCGGTGCGAGTATCAATTTCACTGTCACCAGTATCGGCAATTCTAATATTACCAATATGTGCTTCAGAGAATCTTAGAGATGATGTTCCGAGATATGCACCCAGATTAACATCAGGAATGAATCCTGAAGTCGAATTTGTTTCACCAGTAATAGTGACACCTGTAGCAGATGTTTCTAATTTCTTATTATTATCATGATAAAGTTCTACTGATCCATCATCATTTACGACGATACTATCTTCACCATTTCTGGCTTGGATATAGATATTTGAATTATCATTAGTGCCATCGTTTCTAAGGTATAAATCTCCAGTTTCATTATCAATGAAACCATTGGAACCATTATGATAAATTTCTAAATCACCATCAGCTCCAGCAGGGGGTGTTGATCCGAATAGTGCTTTTACACTATCCTCATGTCTTGTGTTTGACTTGAATGTAGTTAAACCAATAACGTTTAGATTGTTATCTAAAGTAGTATCAAGGTTTACACGGAAGTTATCTTCAATCCTAACTTCAGTTCCATATCCAACAGCACCAGCATCAGTATCATTCTCGTTTCTTACACCAAGAATTAAATCACCAGTAATACCACGGATGGTTCTATCCGCTTCTTCAGTGCCACCTGCAACACCTTCAGTTCCGATACCAATACCTGCTGCCCAAACACCCGACCATTCATGACCAAGTTTTCCTAAGAAGGCACCTTCTTTTACATCAGCAAATAATCCACTATTGAATTGAACACCACCAGTAAATCTGGCAGTTCCACCAACACCAAGATCTCCACAAATATTGACATTCTTTTGAACACCAATTCCACCTTGAGTTACAATTGCACCAGTTGTGCAAGAAGTTGATTGTGTATCATTCTTAGATATAAGTCGTCCTGTAAGAATTAAATTATCAGTTAGTTTTAATTCATCATTAATAATAACGTTCTCGTTAAAGGTAACAGGACCATCAAACTGAGATAAGATTTGGTTAGAACTTCCACCTTCAACAAGAATTCTTTCTTTAACAATAACCTCGTCAAATACAACTGATAATCTGGAAGGATCCTGACCAGTGATAGTTGGGATGGGAATATCAAATGTTTGTTGCTTACCCGAGGAAGCAGAATACTTAGTATTACCAATGAAGAAATCACCATCACTGTTCATACCAGTATAAACAACCTGACCAGCAGATTTTTCTTGTGACTGAGCAAGGAAATCTTCTCTTTCACTAAGTGTTCTTACTTGAACTTGTGGAAGTGATGTTGAATAGTTACCAGGACCATATCCAAGATACTCAAAGGTATGTCCAGAAGCACGAAGAATTGAAGGTCTGCGAAGTTCTGTTGCTAATGGTTTGATCTTTTTGACCATTGAGTTTTGAGAATGTTCTGCTTTCTGTGTGCCAAGATATGCACGAATCGCAGAAATCTCGTTAGTTCCAGAACCAGTAAGAGTGCTACTTGCAACTCTCATAATTTCATTGTTAACCTGAATGAAACTACCAAGTGGGAATCTAGCAGTAGTTCCAACGCCAACAGTTCCTTGCTCAGAATATGTGGAGATTGCAAATGTAGATACACCAGCAACGGAATCTGCTGTTACATTATTGACAAGAACACCAGATTGGTTATCATAGAATGTAATACTTCTAGATCCAAGATTCTCACCATCAGGACCCGAAGAGAAATCATTAGCATTAAATCCATGCTTTAGAATACGACTTGCAGTAGAACCAACTTCATTTAAAACTGTGAAGGTTGTGATTGCAGCAGAATCTTTAACGATAAAGTCGCCAAGATTATTATCAGAATTATCTAATACTCTAAAACGATTACCAGAAACTAAACCATGAGCAGTATTAGTTGTGATAGTTGTGATACCAGCAATGGTGTCATATACGCGAGTATTTACAGATGCTGAAGGTCCAACGTTAAATACAACTTGATTCTCAAAGATCTCTGGATCTCCAGTTGTTCTTGCAATAGCAATTTCATTTCTAGAAGGAATAGAAGAAATTCTATAAAGACCATCAGTTACAGTTCCAAGTCCAGTAACTTGAAGTGCATTATTAACCGGAGATGAAATATTTGAAGTATCAACAGTAATTGATGCACCAGAATATCCTAAGAAGAATAATGAATCCCCATTAGAATATCCAGAACCAGAAGATTCTATTTCAACAGAGGAAATTGATCCACTCGATACTACAATATTTGCTGTTGCACCATTCCACGTTAGAAATGTATTTTCATTATAAAGTCTTATGTTGAAGTATGAACCATCAACGAATCCACTACCAGCATTTAATGTATTATATCCAACAATACCATTGAATCCATGATCTAATTTAGTCGTAATTGTTGCAACACCAACGGAAGATGATGTTGTTGATTGAACTTCTGGAGTAATACCAAACTTTTTAACTAAGAGATCTGATGTCTCTCTAGTAATACTCTTTTTAAGATCATTAGTCTCAACTTCGCCAAGTGGGAATCTCTTAGCAAAAGATTTAGCAGAATTGGGATTATCTTCATGATTATCACGATCTAACTGTGGATATAAATCTACAACGTTTTGCTCATATTCATGGTCCGTAAATTCCTCAGAAATTTGATTGGATGCATTCAGAACATAGAGATGAAAAATACCATCCGAAACATTCTCTTGATAAGATTGAATGGTATCTTTTCTATAAACATAGAAGTTTGTCTCTAAGTCATTTCTTTCAAATCTAGGAAGATTTGTATCTCTTGCTGTTGGACCAGAGAAAATACCAACATTATGAGTAACACCATCTCTATCCAATATTGGATATGTGAAGGTCATTCTATCGAGAATATCTTCAACAACAAAATCACCATTATAACCAGTAACACCTAAACCTGCTAGGTTAGTTGATGATTTGATATTTTTAATTAAGACCCTATCACCAGAATTTAAATTATGTGGTTGTTCAGTAATAACAGTCACTGCGCCAGCAGATGATGTGCAAGTGCTAATAAAATGATTATTTCTCTTATACTTACTATCTTGACTTGTAATTGAAGATAATGTGAACTCTGAATCTGTCAGTGCTCCTGTTGTACTAGAGTCTTGGAAAATAAATCCTTCTTGTGGATCTTTTGCACCAATGGATTCTTTTGGAATTACATAGCGAACTTTATAAATCTTTTCATCAATACTTCTATTATCAGCAATTCTCTTGAAGAACGTAACATCAGTTCTTGGTTCACCGAAACCAACTGTTCCTAAAGTATCAATTTGATTGTAAATTTCATTATTCTGATTTACATATAAGAACCAGTTATTGTTATTTGAGTCATATTGAATTGGAGATCCAATCTCACCAGAATCTCTTTCAGAAACTCTAGAAAGAATTCTTAGATTTGAACCACCATACAACTTCAATGGTAAAGAATTAGAAGCATTTGTTAACGATGATGCTATCTGAATTTGAGTAGCAGTTTGAGTTGTGATGACATAATAAGTTCTATTTGGTTCTAATCCTTCTGGAAGATCAGCATCATCACTAATAATAATTACTTTCTCACCAGTTCTTAAATTATGATTTGTATTTAAAGTTAATGTATCGTAACTAGGAGACTGTGTGATTACACTTACAGTAAATTCTTTAGATGAAGAATTTGATCCAGTTGGTGAAAGTTGTGTGGATGATACATCACTATCAGTCATCAAGATATCTGCTTCTACAATATCCTGTGATGCTCCAGCTGGCAAATCTAGATACAATTTATCATCTTTTCTTGCACCTACTCTATAACCAGAGATTAGATTTGGTGGAATATTATCCTTAGTATCAAATCCAAAGAGGTATAAATGACTAGTAATACCAACAGATGTTGTTAAACCAACATCAATCGAAATCCAATCAACATTTGTTTCTGTTGTTGGAATAGATCTTGGTGTAATTATTGATGTAATATATCCAGTATCATCTTTTACAAATGCTTCCTTCTTAAATCCATCAGCTACGAGAGATATTTGACCAAAGTTTGAGTTGGAGTTTGTGATCGATGCATCAGCACCAGATTCTGCAACAAAATGTCTATTGAAACCAATAGCAAACACGGAAACAATTTGTAGAATTGAATCATTCTTAATTGTAACGTGACCACTTAACCATCCGTTTCTATAAACTGCCTGCTGATCTAAATGATAAACAGTATCTGAATTAGTTGATGCAGAACCACTAGATAATTCGGATCCTGTTACCTTCTTAATACTAATACCATTATAAGTACGTGTGATTGGATTATACTTAACAAACGCACGATCATCCTTCTGAAGTGAGACTGCTGTGAATTGAGCCACAACCATTGAACGGAAACCATCGGCTTTTCTGCCGTCGGCCAACATTCCATTCATACCCCATACAGAACGTAAAGAGCAGTTAAAGATATATGGTGATGCACCCTTAACAGTATCGGTCTCAATGGTTATTGTACCTGATCCAGTAGGATCTGCAGGTAGGTCATTTCTTACAAATGGCAATAGATATGTAAATCTCTTTGGACCTGTTACAGAGGCGACAGTCGTTGAGATATTGTAATCGTCAATATTAACACCACGAATCTTAATCGGTGTTCCAACATTTAACTCATGATCTTCTACAGTTGTAACTGTAATTGTTGGTGCAGGAGTTGCACCATCTCCAGAGACAATATCCGAAATGGTAATCGGGTCAGCAGCAAATGCTCCAACAATTTCCCATTCTGGTCTTTCTTTTGCGAAAGCATCTGGAGCAAGTGGGAATTTCTGTGCAGAAGGAATCTGCCTACCCGAACCTTCATTGAAGGCATTGGATAATTTTCCATAATACATGTCCAAGTCAGTTAAATCATAACCACCTGGAACATTTACACCATCGGCATACTCAAAACAAGTGAGTTTATGGTGGGAGAATGTTGGTCTTGATAAGTTACCTGATCCACTAGTAAATACTCTATCATTTGTATATACCAATCCAGTTTCATCAGCATCAAAGAAACTGAATTGCCAAAAATAACATAGACCTGTTACACGAAAAATTGCAGAGTATGGAACTGCATCATCTGTTGGGTTAGGTACATATTTTGGTCTAACTCTAGTCTTTCTTAAATCTAAACCAACAATAGAAGTACCACGAGGGATGATAACACCACCCTCAACACTATTAAACTTATAAAGAATATTATCTTCTTGTGTTAAATCAAAATTCGATTCTAAATTTAAACTAAAAACGTCAGAAGCAGGAGATGTTGTATTACCGTTTGGTGCTACTGCTTCTGCCAATGCTGTTCCTGTTTGGCGAATACCAAAACCAGGTCTATTATCGATTACATGTTCGCCGGGAAATACAAGAACTGTAGTTCTTGCATTATTATCGTTATTATTACCAACTAAAAACGAAAATCTAGAAGCTTCAATTAATGCTCTTTGAATTGTTTTGAAGGGTTTTGTCAAGGAGTTGCCTTGATTAGTAATGCTATCAGTAGCATCAAGGTCATTCGAGTTTACATATAGAATTCTACCTTCATAGTTTTTGATAAAATTCTCTAGCTTATTGAGAGGCATCGTATTATATTGACCAGAATATTTTCTATGATTTATTTATCCTAGAAAATTATCCCATCAAATCTTCATCGTCAAAATATTGGATTAGATCATCTGGTAGTTCATCTCGATTTCTTACTACTATGGTATCAAAACATGGATGGCATTCTTCCATGATCAGATAATTTGATCCATAGTATACATCATCAATGTCAAATTCCCTATTTTTATTTGCTTCATCTATAAGATCTCTATCATATAAATGACCAACAGGCAATTCATCAAATGTAAATGGAATTCCATTTAAACAATACATTTTGACAATTTTACTACCGTCATTAAACCAATTAAATGATTGCTGTACCGTATATGAGCCAGTCATAATACTCTGCAAGTGGTTTTATTTATTTTAATGCGAGTAGGGAGACTTGAACTCCCACGAGATTAATTCTCAACAGATTTTAAGTCTGGTGCGTCTACCGATTCCGCCATACTCGCTTAGTGCTTCCTGAGAGGATCGAACTCTCCTTAGGCAAATTATGAGTTTGCTGCATTCACCAGATTGCTAAGGAAGCAGATACCCGTGGATGGATTTGAACCATCTCAAAGCCTCTAATCTGGAGGAAAAGGTTTATAAAACCTCTCTGACTACCAAGTCTCACGGGCTGATAATGAACTACTGAGCGTCGTTATTACTCTCAGTGTGTATTCGTATCAGTTCATCATCAGCAGGCATCATTACTGCTGCTTTACCATCTTCTCTTATAATACCTATGGTTTCACCTTTTTCAACTCTTTCTAAGAGTTTGTCAAAATTATCTTCCCATTCTTTTAGAGTAAAAACTTCCATTTACACCTCCAGTGGTTCTGCATAAACCAAAGCATCTTCTGGACAAGTATTGCGAATGACTTCAAGAACACTCATAAACTGATCTACAGTATCACAAATAATCTCTTTGGTGTCTCCTTCACTAGAATAGATGTAGAATGTGCGTTTGGTAGGGTCTACAACACAACGTGTGAGAAACTCGTCTTGCATGATGCCTTGGTTGCTTACTCATATATTATAGAGCATTCAGGCACGGGTGTCAACTGTGCCACTAAGAGAAGCGGTTCCTAACGCCATTATATAAAGATTGAACTTCATTTGATGTTAGTGCTCTGTTATATACACGAAACAGGGATAATTCCATTGGAATTCGATAAAGATTATTACTTTTCCATCCAGCAATTCTTCCGTTACCAGAATTAAAGTTTCTATCTGATGAATCTTCGTTTGTGGGTAAAATTTTCGTTAATGATTGAAGATTGCCATTAATATAAATTTTGTTATTTGTATACGAAACATCAGATCTCATTTCAAATACATAATGAATAAAATTATCAATCAGACCTAAATTATTAACATTCGTAGAATTAATACCATAAAGATCACTATTACTAGTGTTAAATCCTAATGCAATTGGTGTTCCATTACCTGAAATGGGACCAGACCATACACTATACTTATTCCAACCAAATAGTATATGTCCTTCTAGATCAGTGGTATCAATATCCGATTCTAATCTTGCAAGTAATTCTACTGTAACTGTAGGTGTATTAGATGTGACATTAGCAACTGTAAAATCTATAAAATCATCAGTGCCATCAAAATCAAAGCGATTTCGTTCTTCCGATATAGGATCTCGTATGAAATTTGCTGGTGGACTACCACCAAGATTCGAATCATTATTATCAGTCAAATCATACCAAATAGTTCCTGATCCATAATATGAAGAATTGTTTGATGCATCCAAATGAAGGAAAAGACCTTGAGGAATAGGTAATCCTCCTGGAGTATCTAAATTTTGAATTGCACTAATTGCAGAAGCATTTTTTGTTTTTCTTATGTTAACTTCATTTTTAGTATTTTGTATCCCCCAATGAGATAATTCTTTTTCCGATTTATTATCTTTTAAAGTATTAAGTGTATCACGAAGTGAATCTCGTTCTATTCTTTTTTCTATAATTTGGTCGTAAAGAGAATTAATTTCAGTTCTAATTTCAACACACCTATTTTGTGCTGCTACACCTGTAAGAGACGTGTTTGTTGCTAGAAGACCACCTGCTCCAGGATAAGACCAACCAATAGCTGGAGTTCCTAGTCCATGTGTTGCTGCTGGAGTTGTAAGATCAAATCTTCCATCACCAATGTTCGCACCACTGCCATCAGTTCCCAGACCAGTTACAGCACCAGAAGTATTTCTAAATTCTTTATTATCTCTTACATTTCTATATCCATATCCAGAATATGATGAATCTAATATTACAGTACTATCTGGATCAAAAGGATTTTCTGCTCCAGCATCATAACCAGGTCCTGCCATTTTTTCATATATTTTTACAAATTCAACATCATTATTAATAGTAGTAATTGATGAGAATGATGATACAACACCTACATTTCCAACACTGTGTGCAATTCCAGGATTACAATTGCGACCTGTTGCTTCAGTTGATAAAGTTACTATTTGTTGTTTTAATAAATTAATATCATTATTGAAAGTAATGATTTTATTGTCAACCGATGCACATAGTTTTCGTAAAACCTCTGCGTTATTTTTTATTTCTCGTTCTTTATCAGAAATTACATTTTCATCATAAAAAGTTTCCTTTGGTGTATATTGTGTTTTTGACCAAGTCCCATCTTCAGATTGTTCAATCTTATCAAATATAAGACCTTCTGGTGCTGTTTCGTCCGATTGCTTATCAAAAGCACCATCTAAAGAGTTTTGCTCATTTTCAAGAATTTTTATCCCTTGTCTTCTTATTGAGTCATCAATATCCATTTAATTCTCCAACGCAATAATTCTTGTTTTTAATAATTCTATTTCTTTTTGTTGTTCTTGAACTGCACCAACTAGTAATGCTGTAAGTTTATCATATTTTATTGATTTATATGATTTATCGTAAAATACTTTAGTTCCAGTCACTTCCGGAACATATTTATCCATTTCCTGTGCAATGAACCCTATTTCTCTTTTTAACACATCATTTTCATCACGATGATCTTTTAAAAAGATAGAAGGTATTTTTTCCTCTCTCCAATCAAATGAAACGGGATTTAGTTGCATGATTTTATTTAAACATTCTAAATCATCAAGTCTTTTAATATTTTTTTTCAGTCTAATATCAGAATGCCCGTGAGCTATTGTTTCAACTGGACTACCATTTAAAAACCAAAAACCGTTCAATAAACCTTTAGCTGCACAATTATTTGATGATGGAGTTACTTCTTTAGTCCCTGGAACAATTTTTGAATACAATCCTGTAATTTTCTGGCAAACAGCATTATATGATGCTTCTAAAGCACCCAAAGATAAGTTTGAACCAATCTTAATGTGTGATCCTGTATTATTATAAATTCCAACATGATTATTCAATCCAATTGAATTGAAAGATAATGGCGATGTAATAGAGGGTCCACAAACTAATGAAGCAGTGAATGGCAATGCAGTAGCACCTGCACCAAAGTGTCCCTTATGGCATGATAATGATCCTGGTTCCCAAAGACCAAGAGGTAATTGTAAAGCGCCACCACCAAGTGGAGTTATTATATCGATACTACCTACTGTCAGACTATCAATCATTTTGTTTCCCTCGTTATTTGCAAGATTGTAAGATAGCATTCGTAATAGATGCCCAGTTTCCTGAAAGAATGGCTTTCAAAAATCCTGCGCTAGCAACAGAACTTCCTTTAGAGAAACCACCACTAATCATAACTGAACCTACAAAATTTATATTGCCTTCACTTATGATACACATTCTACTTGCAGAAACTCTGAACTCACCACCAGTAGATAATTGTAAATATCCATTACATTCTGCCATTATATTACCTTTACCTGCCTCACCATCACTGGCAGTAAAGTAAATATTTCTACCTTTCAGAAAAATATCTCCTGCTTCTGCGTTTAAAACAATATCTCCAGACTTAGCAACAATTGCTTTACTAGTTAAACCTTGCTTAGATGGATCTCCGTTAACACCAACTACTTCTCCACTAAATCCTTGAATAACTTCTTTATAATTGCCGTTTTTTGCATGTGTAAGAGTATTTCCACCAGAAGTTATAGTTGTCAAATCGCGTTTATGATCAACACTATCCACTTCAAGTGGTCCACAATGAATAAGTGCATGTGGATTTCTTGCTAATGTATAATCGGGTGCATTTGCCATATTATATTATTATTTTAAGTATTTATTAGTAACCAGAATATCCGGAGGAGGACGATACATCACTAGATGATGATGAATTAGTGCTACTAGATGGCGATGAATTAGTGCTACTAGATGTGTTTGAATCAGTAGATGGTGATGAATTAGTGCTACTAGATGTGTTTGAATCAGTAGATGATGGAGAACTAGTGCTACTAGATGTGTTTGAATTAGTATATGATGCTGAAGTAGATCCAACAACTCTTTGCATATTCTCTAAACTTTCTAATACAGTATCATAAATTATTTGATGAGGTTGAATAGTATGGACCGCACCAACCATTTTTCTTTTGGTATCAGGGTGATAATGGAATGGACCTGAATATGCATCTCCATTTACATAACCAATATTTGGTCTAGTTTTTCCAACACAATCAATAACTTGAACTAATTTATTAGAGTCGACAAGTTTATCATTCTCATTTTCCAAGAAAATATTTAGTGGAATAAACTTCAATCTTGCCCTAAATTCTGCACCTGCTCCACTTTTACTAATTATAGAAATATTAGGTATAGTTGTATATCCGTATCCAGTTTCAAGAATATTAAAAGCAACAATTTGCCCCAATGGATTAATATCAACATAAAATTCTCCACCATCACCATCACTTATAACAACCGTATCACCACCAGTATATCCAATACCAGTTGAAATGATATCAACATCGCTAATAATTGCAACAGTATCTCCAGTGCCTGGTTGAGTAGTGTCAGAACTACCAGGATCTGTAGGATTAGTAGGATCTTCAATTATAACTGATGGAGGATCTACTATTGGATTATTGGGATCTGTGGGATCTGTTATTGGATTATTGGGATCTGTGGGATCTGTTATTGGATTATTAGGATCTATTGTTGGATCATTGGGATCTGTGGGATCTGTTATTGGATTATTAGGATCTATTGTTGGATCATTAGGATCTATGGGATACGTTATTGGATTATTAGGATCAAGTTGTTTAGATACAACTATATTGAGTGTTCTAACATCAGTTTGAATAATCGATCCTTCATTCTGACTTTTAATACCATTATCATTTTCTGCTACTAATCTATAAGTTAAAGTAACTCCATTTCCATTTGATGGAATCACTATATCTTGTGGAATAACTACTGTTAAAGATCCATTTGCAGGGATTTTGGTTATAGTGTTATCAAAAGTAGTATTTTGTAAAGTAGTTTTTTCAGAATTTGTCGTTTTCCAATCAAGTGTTACAAGATCACCAGGAGTAGCTTTATATGATGTTGCTTTAAACAATGTAATTTTTGGCGGAAGTATATTAATTGGTTCATCTACTTGTCCATTTCTTAAAACAGTTATAATAATTGTTTTTTCTGTGACTTGAGTTGAAGAATTTTTATTATTATTGCTAGCAACTAAAGTTATCTTCTTTGTTGTTAAATTTTCTTCGGGACCGAAAGAGACCTCTGATTCTAAAATTGGGAAACTTACAGTACCAACATTAGGTAAATCATCATATAATTCCATACCTTTTATATAAATTTTATCAGCATTTATCACACTCCAATTTAAACTTATAGTTCCATCAACTTGTAATGGATTTGGTGATCCAAAAAATGTTTCAATAACGGGTGATCCACCATTATAACTATTATTATAATCCGATCCTGGATTGTCTATTACAATCTCTGATATACTTCCAGTTTGATATCCATCTGCATCTAATTCCATAATAACAAATCCAGATGCATTAGATCCACAACCTGCTGGATCAACAATTTGCACAAAAGGTGGTGTCGTATAATCACTTCCACCACTTATAAGATTTGTCCCTATAACTTGCCCGATTGTATTAACAACAGCATCTGCAACTGCACCAGATCCACCACCACCAAAAATTTTAACCTGGGGTAATCCACATTCAAATGTTCCTGTATAACATTCACCTGGACTTTGTGATGAATTACCATCTTCACCAAAGAAATCGTCTAATAAACCATCCGCACCTGCAGTGATTTCTCCTGCAAATGATGGGGAAATACCAAAATTGAAATTTGAAAAATTATCTTTTTCTGTTTTAGATGGTCCACCCCAAGGCGATAGTGAAAATTCTTTAATTTCTGGACACTCTGGACCACCACATAAGAAACCTTGGAATCCAAGAATAAAATCAATAGCAGAAGAAACAGAACCAAAGATTTTACCAACACCACCCAAAATATCATTAATGTTATCAAAAATAGGTTCCAATATTTTATCAATATCACCAACTAACCTATTAATGAGTGCATTAGTCCATTGTTCCATAGCACAAAATGGTGCCTGCACAATTTGTCCGATAAGTGAGTATAAGAAATCACCAACTAATCCAAATAATCCTTTAATTATTTTTTCAAAAGAACAGAAAATTTGATCTACGATTGCAGCAACAATAGATTCCTTAATTGTTTTCAAGAAATTTGTCATAATCATTTCAAGAGCTGCACTAATAAGTGATTTAATCTTATTAAGAATCCAATTTCTTAATCTTTGAACTAATGATTTTAAGACTCCAGCAATAGCACCAGTAATAGCATAAATTGTACTCTTTAAATTTGAAACAGCATTTGTTGCCGCATTAATATAGAAGTTACCATACTTTTGAATACCACGTAAGACAACAAAAATTTTCTGTATATTAGTATTAATTTCGCCTAATTTTCCTTGAGATGAACATGGATCACCCTTTTGGTAAATTTCATCATCTAGTATTTTGGATTTATTATCTATTGCACTACGCCAATACTGCTGCCCAAATAAATTCTGTGCTTCCTCAGAAGTTGCATTACCACCATAAGGTGTGTGACTAGTTGTTACATTTGATTTTGCCATCTATAATTTTACCTCCTTATGCTCGTATTTATCAATCATATTATATTCCACTAGGTATTGATGCTCGTGTTGGTTTCTTCGTATAAAAATCAGTCTCTGGAAGTTGAGCTGGAGATTGAGAATCATTCCCCTTTCCACCTGCAGTCACAAATGGAGCAGGTTTTATATCATCCCAATAAGGATATAATTCTTGAAATTCAGTGCTTTTCTTCTCTCCAGCTTCATCGGCAGTTAAAAGGTCATCTTTAGCAAATGTTGTAGGCAAAACTCCCATAATAACGGGATCTTTCAAAGTAGTTCCATCCACACGGAGAAATATACCAATAACCATCTCACCACCTATAAGTGCAGTTGACATCATATTCAAATTTCCATGACTATTTGGATGCAACACATGTGCATAATCTAGTGTGGAGTCGGGATTTATATTTCCATCAGGAGAATGTATCCCCATGATTCTAACTCGCACTCTAGATCCTAATCTGGTTAGATCTCTTTTATTTTTTTCTTGTTTTGGTGCAACTTGTCCAATAAAAAATATTGGAGTAGATCTAAGAAGACCGTTATTTCTTTCCATTGACATTGGATTAATTATCCTCCGAACTATATATTCCATCAGTATCACGAACGATGGTCATATGAGTTAATGATCCAGTTTGTCCAGTTCCATTAAACTTATGTGACAAATGCATAATTAAATATCTTCCACTAAGTTTTTCATCACTTGCACCTTGTTCTGGTTGCGCGGTTTTTTTCATCCAAGCACAATCAATAACTTGTCCAACACGTAACTCAAGATTGCAAGGAACAACGATATCGATAATTTTATTTAAAAGAGAATTATATCTCGTTAATGCTTGAACTCTCCAAATTTCTGGATTATTGTTTATTTCTGAAGAAATACCAACGTTACCGCTATCATATGCAAAGAAATCAACATATGTTGAAGGATTCACCATTTTTTCTACAATCTCAGTTTGAAGAGAGTTTCCACCAAGATTAAATCCACCATCTTCTACTACTTTTAATGTTTCGTTCCAGTTAAGAGTTACTGGATTAAATGTTGCATGATTCATTTCCTCACCATAATTAAGTGATTTGAATAAATCTCTCATACTAGATTTGACTTGGTATTCCAATATTCTAAAATTAGATCCTTCACAAAATGTTGCTGTTCCACCACTAACATAAGCAAATGCTGATGGTTGATTAATTAAATTGTCAATACCTTTAAAATTGAACCCATCTTGTGTTTCAAAGAAAAAACATCCAGGTTTTGCATTTGCAGGAATTGCAGGAATTGCCTGCCGTGCTAAAGAAATAATTACATCAAAAGGTTTTCTACCTTGCCCACTTTCAGTGCATTTATTTACAGTGTCATCATATCTTTCCATACCTCCGGGATCTATACCAAGTCCACCATTTTCTGGTGAACCTGCTATGAGATCAATTATGTTATCACGAATTTTATTCACATATGTTTTATATGCTTTAGTTTTTTCATTATTAATTGCATATTGTGGTCTCAATTTAAATGTTAAGATTTCCACCTTATCAGAATCAAGCACAAGAGGTATATCTAAAATCTTCCATGGATTATCTGCACTAAACTCTAAACCATCACCTTCAATATTAGATTGTTTTGATGGATGAGATATTTTAACTGTTAAAGTTTTTCCCTTCAATGTCTCCGCAGATGACCGTATTGTTCCCAATCTTTCTTGGAGATCTTCTTGAGCACCTGCCAAGACAGCATAACCGGTATCAATAAAAAGTAAATTTGCAGTAGTATATGGTGATAATAATGATTCAAAATATTCAAATTGCAAAAATCCGCCAAGAAGTTCTATTTCTTCATTCTGACCTGTGGTTAGATTTAAATCATCTATACTTAATTGTGTTATTGTTGCGGGACTTGACCAGTTTGACATTGCTTATTATCTCCTTATATATCTAGTCGGACCAGGAATAATGATCGGTTGTGTATTATTAATAATGATTACATCAGTCATACCTTCACCATCAAATGTTTGTGTTAGTTGCTCAGATCTTCTTAATCCATCACCTTTTCCGCTAGAGAATTGAAATGATGACATATTTCTGTTTCCACCATTACCAGCACCAGTTATTACAGGTCCCTGATGTGTATTAGTTGAACCTGCAGATGATGAAGTAGATTTAGCTGTGCCGGTTGCTAATCCATTAGCAAACCACTTCAATGTGGCATTACCTGCCATAAAACCAATACCATTTACATGCAATGAAATGTGTGGATAAACACCATTAGTATTAGATACCGATCTTCCAGATGCACCCTGATATCCTAATAATGTTCCTTTTGGAATTTTCTCGCCATCTGCGGTTCCTTTATATGGAAGATCCCTAAAGTGTCCCATCACGACTTCATGCTGCTTACCATCTTTTTCAAAAAAGTAAGCACCATAGTATCCAAATCCGCTACCTGCAGGACCCAACACATTAGAAGTTCCTTGCAATCCAACAGCAGGATTTCCATCAGTTCCAGTTGTTTTATAAACCATATCTACTGGAGCATAAATTGGTGTTCCAATTCCACCAGGAAGGTTCATGTTTAGACCAGTTTGTTCTCCATCTGGATCGCCAGCAGGTCCAATATACGTTCCAGATGCATAACTACCATTTTGAGTAGTAGATTGTGTAGTGGTAGGTGGTGTAGTGGTGGTAGATGGTGTAGTAGTGGTAGGATTATCTTTTTTATCTTTATCGTTTTTATTCAACTCTGTGAAATTTTTAACTAACTCTTTAAAAGATTCATTATTTTTTTGTTGAGTTTCAATTATCATACTCTGATTGTTTGCATTATTTTTGGCATCAGAAAATGATTTAACTCCTATTTTTGCTTTTTTTGCTGTTGGACTTTCGGGTGAAGAAGAAGCAGTTCCACCTTTAGAGTATCCTTCAACACCTGCATCTCTTAATTTTTCTACTACAGATGCAAAATTACTACCAGAGATAGACTCATACCTATTAATAAACTCTTCGGTAGGTATTTCAGTTCCACTAGTATCCGTTGTTTTTACCGCCAAAGTTGATCCAATTCCAAAGAGACCACCAGTTTTTACTTTTTGATATGATCCGATACCAGGAATAACAACTCTTTGAGTTGGTTCTTTGGACATTTTTGCTTGAATTAATGATTTTCCTGCCTCTACAAAATCAATTCTACTTATTTCTTGCTTTTTGATAGCATATGCAACATCATTCCTAACCTCCTCAGATGATTTTGGTTGAAATTTTAGTGCTTTATCAAGATCCGATTCCACACTTTTCAAATCTTTCTCAATATTTTTATTGAGACCCAAAAGTTTATCAATAGAATCAGTGAGTTCACTTCTATTTTTTTCCATCTCTGCTCTTTTTGATGGGTTAAAAAAGTTTACAATATTTTTAAATGTAGGAACAATAAATTCTATTGACTTGAAGAATACTTCAAAAATTTTAGATATCCATTGATTATCTTCTATAAATTTTTCAATACCTTTAATTAATCGTGGTGCATTATTTACTGCAAAACCTAATAAAACTAAACTAAGAAATTCTTTTATTTTATCAAAAAATCCCATTACTGGTGCTGCAATTGCCTTAGCAGCATTACCAATTTTACTTGATTGAGATTTTTTACCCTCTACAAAGTTTTCTTTTTGTATTTTTTGTTGTTCTTTCTTTTGTTTTAGTAAAAGAGTTTTTTCCTGTATACGAATTTTTTTTAGATTCTTATTTCCTCTAATAAGGGTACTTTTGATATTATTGACGTTAAGTTTTAATTGCTTTGTTTCTATCATTTTTTTAATACCTATACATCAATACCATAATTCACATACGAATTCATAATATATGGATTACTAGAATCTGTTGATGAAATATTGATACTTGTCTGCGATCTTTCTGTTGATTCAGTCTCAATTGGTTCTGGAGATTGATTAGCTAAAGTTATTCCTGGTTGAGTATTATTAATGACACTTACCTGTGAAGTTCCTCCACCATTTCTTGAAGCACCCCTATAACCTCCAATATCGGGAGAAGGTTTAGGCACAACTACTATAGGTGGCACAGATGTTATTGGTGATTCTCCAGGTGGGTTATTTGAATCAAATTCAATTACCGGGAATTGAATTGGTCTACTTGGTCCAGATTTACGTTCTCCTCCATTACCATTACCACCTGGAGTATTCTGTGCCGCTTCTCGTGTTCTCTTTTCAAGTTCTTTTAACTTGTCTTTTTTTCTTTCGTTAAGTATTTTTATTATTTCATCATTAAATAATTTAATTGTACCTTCAAATTTTTCATTCACTTCTTCCTGAAGAATATTATTTTCATTCTGTTTTCTAATTGCAGTTGTAAAAGAATTCCACATTCTACCTGCATTATCATTAATATCTTTCAAAAGTGGTCGGAAAAGATTTGATGATGATGTACGAATAACTTCTTCACCTGGTGCAAGAAGTGCTTTTACCGTATCTTTATTTCCAGATCCAGTTCCACTTACGGTTCCTTTAACACGTTTAAAAACTGAACCGCCTTTAGAATAACCTCGGACTTCTTTAGCATAATCTGGTAGATCAATTCCATCTGCCAGATTACTATATCCAAGTACCTTAAGGCGCTGTAAATTCTTTGTAACTTTGAATTCAGATAATGTCCTACCACCACCCTTTAAAATTTTATCTGTTAAATGTAAAGGTGATTGTTGAAAATCTAATTCTTTTTTGATTTCTGCAATTAATCTCCCAGATTTTTCTTCTTTTTTTTCTTGTGAAGCATTTGCCCAATATTCTGCAAATCCTTTGTCTTGGGATTCTTCAATTCTATCAAACGTATAGTCTATTGCAAACTGTCCAGAAAGATCAGCAACAACTCCAATACCCATCCCTGCCAAACCGACAGCAAGACTTTTTAAGTTTGCAGGATTTAAAAGATTTTTCATTATTCCAGGATTGATTCCAGGATTGGGATTAACCTTAGGTGTGATACCTTGTCCTGGTTTTGGTATAGATGGTCCCCTACCAGAAGTAGTCCCTGCTAATTGAGATTGAAAAGGTTTCCCAGTAGTAGGATTAATAATTGATCCATCACTTCCCGGTAATACCGGTTTTATAGGACGAGGAATAGATTTTGGTGGTTTTGGTTTTGGTACTGATGCTGGTGGTGCTGGTGCTGGTGGTGCTGGTGCTGGTGGTTTTGGTCCTTTACCAAGTATCCTTGCAGCAACTGCAACAAGTTTTGCTCCTATAGCATATAATAATGTTCCAAATCCAATAAAACCAACGATGGATTGTATTAACTTAATACCAACAAGAGTTACTAGTATTTCTTTCCAATAAGTTTTTAAAAACGCAAATATCTCTACAATTTTTTCTCTATTTTTTTCATCTTTTAAAAATTCCCACAAATTATTGACGACAAAACCAACTCCAACTAGTGTGAGAAAATCTAAAATTTTATCAAAAATACCTTTAATAGGTTGCAGTGCTTTTTTACCAAACTCTGCTATTGGTTTTAATAAACCTTTTCCCTTTTCTACAAATTTTTCCTTTTCACCTAATTTTTTTGTTCTTATCTTTTTCTTTTCTGTAGCAAGTTTATCTTTTCTTTCTTCTATTCTTGCAGCAAAATCTAATGCAAGTTGTTTTTGAATTTCTACAAGAATTGAATTAGTTTCTGCAAGTTCAGATCCTTTCGATTTTTCTGGTTTTAAAACTATTTTATCAACAATTTTTAAAGTATTCGTTGATATAACTGGTTTTTCAACAGTCTTTAAAGATTCTGCTGTGATAATTGAAATTCCAAGTCCTTTAACAAAGGACATTTTGGATGTTTTTAATTTTGGTCCTTTAACAACAGAATCAATTTTTTGACTAGAGGAATTCAATGGGGAAGAATTTTTCCCCATTTTTGGAAGTGATGGTGCTTTATAAATTTGAGATTGTATTGCCACTTACTTATTCTGCTGTGCTTTTAGGTTTTCTTCTTCAATATGCTGTTGAAGTAATGTCACATATACTTCCCGCTCCCACGGAATCATATTTTCAAGTTCTGTTAATGAGTATTTATGATATTGAAGTAAGGCAAAATTTGTCTTGTAATATACTTCAAGACTAGTATGCGACATGCTTAACTGAAAAAAGATGCTAATCCCTCAAGTGTTATCTCATTAGTCTTCTTAGTATTTGGATTTTTAACTTTAACAACATGAGAAAGTTTAGGCATTGATGTAAAGAAATTCTCAATTTCTTTAAACTGCTTTGTGCTCATTTGATCTACAAAATCATGCATTTCCTGTTTAGTGCAGTCAGAAGAAGACCAACATTCATCTTGATTGTAAACCATTTCAATACAAGAACTAATCATATCGAGAGATTGGTCCACACCATTTAGATTATTTTCAACTTCAAAATTATTTTCAATAAACTGATCTATAGATGGATACTTCATCTTCATAGAGAGTGAATCATCCAGTTTAATAATATTATTATGGTCTTTATTTTTTAAAACTTTAATCAAATCAATGTCAATTTCCGTCTGAACTTGTGTTTCTTCATCATCTGGACATGTCACATTAACTTCAATTGTTTCACCGACAGACTTTCCACGGATATTTAAGAATAAGTATTCAATATCAAATGTGGCGAGATCAGCAACTTTTACACCTTTAGAGAGAATACATTCAGATAAAATATCAATGATAGCGTTTGTAATTTGCTTCATATCTTCTGATTCTAGTGCCATTACTAGGATCTTTTCTTCCTTTACTAGAAAAGGTCGATATCTAATTTTTTTCCCAGTTGAAGGAATCTCCAATTCATATGTTGGAGTACTAATTTTTGGTAAAGGCATAATCTGCAATACAATTCAGTTATTTTTATTTATTATGGTTATCCAGATACACCAGTTGGTTTACCATCAGGACCATAAATGAATGAACCAATACCATTATAATTAGGATTATTTTGTGCTTGAACTATAGCATCCTGTGCAAGACCAAGTTGTAAATCTGCTTGTTGTTGTTCTGTATATACTACAGGAGTAATATTCTGTCTCCAAACTCTATACCTATCATAATACATGGTAACAGTTATTTTACTTACTTCAGAATCTCCATATTGAAGTGGTATTGAAGATACTGATTTAGGGAACGCATCAATTAATTGATATGTAATTTGAGTTGACCCTGCTACATTATAATTTTTTTCAAATTTTGTTATATACACTCCACTGGCATTTTTATAAAATTTTGGATACTGAAATCTACGGTAATAATTACTAGTAATTTGTTCATTATATAAACTTGGTTCTCTCAATTCAGCACTATTACCACCAGAAACGAAATTCATCCATGCTTCAAAAAACATTAGGACTTTATAATCTCTATCAACATAAAATGAAAAATCTATATCAGTATTAATTCTAGTATGAGCAAACTCTTGAACAATACCTTGAAAATTATCTTTTACTTCCCCAGTAGCATATGTTGATGATGGCAAAGTTGCATTTGCACAAGAAAATGATAAAAGTTTTTTAAAATCATTATCCCAATTAAAACCATAAATTGGTGATAATGATGGAATCTTAAGGTGCTCTACAAAAGGTTGTTTTCCAGATGTATCAGTTCCCCATCCATTTTCAATATAAACTTGATATAAATTACTCCGCGCAAATCCACCCTGCCCTAATGTTGATTGAACATTTTGAGAAGTGAGGGTTTGTATATTTGGTATATTAGGCATTTCTAAATATTAATACAGCCTTTGTTATTAGTTATTTAGATGTCATATAAGGGAAAATTCCAACCATCATATCCTCAAAAATATAAGGGAAATATTTCAACTATCATCTATCGTTCCCTTTGGGAAAGAAAGTTTATGGTATATTGTGATTTGAATGAAAATATTATTGAATGGGGATCTGAAGAAATTGCTCTTCCATATCGATCTCCACTAGATAATAGAGTGCATCGATACTTTCCAGATTTTTATATTAAAGTTAAAGAAAACACTGGTGTAATAAAGAAGTATCTAATTGAAATAAAACCAAAAAAACAAACTGTAGAACCAAAAATTCAAAAAAGAAAAACAAAGTCATACATCTATGAAGTTACAGAGTATGCAAAGAATATGGCAAAATGGAGAGCAGCAGAAGAGTTTTGTAAAGATAGAATGTGGGAATTTAAAGTTTTAACCGAAGATGAACTAGGTATCCGCTAATGGCAAATCCAACAGACGATAAATCAAATCGTATTCGTTCTGTAATAGATAACGTTATTGGGATGGAAGATCCTGATGATTTAATGATTGAATTGATGTCAGTATTAGAAGAAGGGGGCAAGATACCAGAGTCTGGAAAATACT